TTCTGCAAGGTATGTAGCACCTTGAAGCAGTAAAGATACTTTCGTAGCTCTCTCCAAATCCTCAGCACACTTACCGCAATTGCAGTTACAATTAATTGCGGACTCAGTAAGATTTGCAATACAGCACTCTACTTTGCATGGAGCAATTGTATAGAATGTAGCAAATACAGTTGCACTATCATTGTTAGTAGATACATGATCTATACGAACTAATCCCTCTACCTCTTGTGTAAGAGTTGCATCAATATACCAAGGCTCAGATTCGTTATCATCTATCATAGCCTCCGTAATAGGTGTATACACAGGCATTTCATCGTATGTATCTTGAATTCTAATATAATGAGATGTTGTAGGTGGTGTATTTGTTAGAATATTCACAGACACAAGAGAACAAGTCTCATTTATATTAATTCTTCTGGGATTGTCAGCTGTAGTAGGCATGCTAAGTATATGATTAAGAGAAATAATAGGGGTAACCCAATTGTTACCCCTATTAGATTTTAATTAGAACCAAATATAAGACTTGTTGGTACCTCCTGTGTATCTGAAGATATCATCAAATTCAGTTCCACTAGTGCTCGGATCTGTGCCCTCGTTAGTGTAATAAATTACAGCTTGGTTGGTTGCACCTGCAGGAGCAATACCCGTAGATGTCGGCCAATTTGTAGCATAAGTAATTGTAATTTTGTCATATGCATAATTAGCAGTTCCATAGGTTGTAAAATCCTGTGGGAAATACATTCTGTTGAAATTGCCATAACGGCTTCTGCACTGCAATTCTTCTCCAATTACCTGCCAATCATTTCCAACACCGGGGCTAAATACTGTTGTAGCCCCATTAGCTAAAATTGCATTGGTTGAAAGATTTTCTACAATCATTTCAAATATTACACCAGCATGTCTAGCAGCAATTGTTACTGCTCCAGAAGAATTTGATGCAGTAAATAATGCATTTAAGATGTTGCTTTCTTGAATATTAGATACTAACTTATCTCCTGCTGCTGTGGAATTAGCTCCAATTGTTCCAATATTAATTGCTTTGTGATTAGTAGTATTAAAACTTCCTAATGGGAAAGCAATATTAGCATTACTTAAATCTACTAATCCAGTGTTAGTATTAGTGTAGTTAAGATATGCAGTAGGAGTAGTGCGGATAATAAACTTTACATTGTATTGTGTATTTGAAGCCAATGTTCCCGTAACAATCTGATGTCTAACGCTTGCAGTGTGATTTTCGTAAATAACACTTTTTACGTTTGCAGCAGTTATAATCGGGGTTGCAATAAAGTTAGGCGTACCTCTTTGTACAATTTGAAACCTATTTACTAACCACAATGGATTTGCAACTTCAACTATTTCTGTAGTACTGTCATCTGCTTCTGCGTCCATATCAATTCCTTGTCTGTAAAGAGGAGTTGATGTTGTTAAATATGTAGGAGTTGCAGCACTTAAATTCCAAACTCCAACATCATCAGCAGCGGCGTCGCTGCTATTAAAAGTAGTACCACTTAAAGCAGTTAAGGCATTTGAAATAAACACCTGTGAAAGATTAGTTCCCATTTTAATTTAAATTTTAGGGATTAAACAATTAATTAAATTATTCACTATCTATGACTTCCATAGTCTGTGAATTATACCGTTGGGATTCAATTCCCTCTAGTATGCTTTTTATAGCCATCTCTACTATTTCCTGATGAGTATGTAGAGGCAGCTCACATCCTACTCCTAAAGCTAGATTCATTCTCTTTGGGAGTCGGACATATTTAAGTCTGACATAATCTACTATAAATATTGTATCTGTATGTACATCAATGTAGTTCTCAGCTATTGTGTACTTCGGAGATGTATATTTAGTAGTGTTAAAAGGGTCCTCTAAGATAGCGTAAATATCATCTTGATGTATATACTTACAGACAATATTTTTTTCTAAAATTCCTTCAGCATTCGCAAGAACGTCTCTCTTAGAAGTTGTTGTTGTAAATGCGTAATCATAAGATATTGTAACATTTTCTGCATTTCCTGTTGGATCTGTCCATGTTACAGCTACATAACCTTGGTATCCTGATGCTAAGTATATATGATTTAAATCTACAGGATTATAGAGCTGAGAAGTATTTGTATTTATTCCCGAGTACTGAGTCGTTGCAGAATCTGCAACAGTCAACATTGGAGTAGCATTAAGCGTTCCTATATATGTCGTAGCGTCAAGTAATTGCTCAAGAGTAAAATATGGATTTCCATTTACTTGCTGCTGTCCAGATATACTCAGTATTTGACAACCTTTACAATCTTCTGGAGGAGCAATAGATATTTTGTGGTAATAACTGGGTGTATTTACAGTATACAAATCTTCTAAAATCCCAGCACAATCATACTTAATATGTGCAAGTACACTTACTACAAACAAATAATCTGTTGGGAAATTAACTCTATCTATAAAGTACTCCTCAGATCCTATAGTCTCTCCTCTGTAATAAGCTGGAAGTTGAGACTCTACAACTAAATGTCGTAAGTCATCAATACGCTTTTGAGACTGTTCGAATCCCCTTCGATATTTATTCCCAAAAGTCGAATAACGTTGCTTGATGAATTTGTCCATAGCGGTATTCAACTCAAAGTCAATTTCTTGAGGTAAGAAATTGTCCATTTGAAATGAAGCAATTTTCTGTACCCCAAGATTGACCGCTATATGCATTTCATCTATTGTCATCAGACTTTCAGTTCTTTAAGCTGAGCACGCATTGCGTTTACCTGCCCAGAATTCTTTTTGTTATTAATATAGATAATTGTGTCTGTGATGTTCTCTCCGATAACTTCATCACCGTAAATGATTTGGTTTCCAATAGTTCTGAACACTCCATACTCAATCATTTCTTCAATCTCTGCTCTAACATCAAGATCTTTGTCTGTTGCAAATTTCAAGAATCTCTCAGGATATGAACTCTTAAGATCATATAACTGGTTTTCAACTTCAAGATCTGTCAAAGCTTCTGGACGTGATCCTTTAGATAATACTCTCATAAGTCTACGCATCTTAGCGTAATCTTTTTCAAGTTTAATCATCTCCTTATCTGCCTCTTTCTTGACTTTAACGTCAGCATTACGCTTGAGGAGATCAATCTCAGGATCGTAGATGTAGAACTTTTTATTCCCATCAGCCTTCATAGCTTCTTCACTTTCAGCTACTTGTCTATGTTTCATACACCACTTGTAAGTAATGTAGTCCATGGGGTTGAATGGGAACCCATCTTCATCTACTGTAATGTCTAATTCCACTCCTTCGAATGGAACTTTCAAACTCATACTAGCCCAAAAATCTTTTTCTTTTTTAGGCCAGTCTGCGTGTGTTGGAGGTACGTCAAGTACTTTAGATAAAAGCTTGTGAGCTTCTTCTCCTTCTACTCCCTTCAACGGTTGTCGTCCTATAAAAATAGAGCCGATCTTAATTTTTGCCCCAGCTCTAATCTCCTTAGGGAGATGGTTAAGGACTTCTTTGCGCCTGATAATAATTTTTCGCATGGTTTTAAAATGTTCTTTTAAGGTTTAAGAATAACTTCGGTCTTTATTGGGAAAAATGGGGAACCCGCCCGTCGGCAGGCTCCCCTCTGCAAACCAAACACAAATTACGATGCTACACACTGAAGATCAAGGCTAGTATCGAATCTGCGAAGCAGGATACCAGCAGTCTTTAACATGTGTACAGACGCACCGTCTATATCAGATGCTCTTGTGTCAGAAGAAGCAAAGCCTTTCGGAACAACCGAACCTGCAACTGCCCAACGGAGCATTTCACGACCCTTCTTGTTAATCATCTGGAGGTTGTTTTCTCCATCGTAAGAAGACTGGTCAACAAACACCATTCTGTAAGATTCCAACGGCAAACCAGATTCCGGGTGCTTCTTAGAAGCTTGTGCAACCGGGCCGTGATCGAACAACGGAACTTTAACAACGTTCACACGATGTCCATCAATGTGGTCATACGACGTGAAGTAACCCGTGATACCAAGGTTACGACCGCTACCAGTGATGAACTTAGCTTCTGTAGTTTGGAGGTAGTTAGAACTTCCACCCCCAGCAGTAGCACCACCATAGTAGTTACGAAGAGCCTTATCGAATTCACGAGCACCTCCAATACCAGTGTACAGAGTAACTTGCTTATCCGTAGCATCCGTCATACCGTAGAACAAATCACCGATAACATCCTCAATCTTAGCCTGAGTAAGCGTAGAGTAAGTGTCTTTGTTAATGATTTGCTCGAAGAGACCCGGACCAGAGAGAACGGGTTGACCGTTTTCATCAAGCATTTGATTCACACCGTTGTCATCATAAGTTTTAGCGCCGTACCAGTAGTACATTTCGCACTCTTCCTTAAACTTAAGCATGTGACGGTATTCTTCGTAGTCCATCCACAACTTAGTGGTTTGACCATCACGCATCGGGAGAGTAAATTGAGCAACGTAATCTTTTGCATTACCAGAGAAGTGGTAAGACTTACGGATTGTACCAATTTTGCTTCTCACCAAACCAGGAGCAGTCCAGTTAGATGCATTACCGCGCGAGAAGTCAATACCCACGTTAGCGTAGAGCATACCCCACAATGCACCTGCTGCAACGTCATCCGCCGGAGCAGAAGCTGCATCAGGAGAAACAAGCTTCAAAGTGTACTTGTAGCCTCCAGCATCAGGAACAGGTTGCTCCATAATACGAGCCAATACTCCAGATTGAGATACAAGCGTGTACGGGAAAATGAACCACTTGTCCGGGAAAGTAACAGTAAACATTGCACCACCAGCACCATTGCCTGAAGAGGCAACAACCGGACGAACGTTAACTTCGTGTGTTTTCACACGGTATTCGTACTCGAAACGATCGATAGACTTAGTGTTTCCAACACCCTCAGTTAAGAAGGAGAGCGGGAATTTCTTCTCTTCTCTACCTGCCAAGTGAGTAATAATGGGAGACAACTCTTCGGGCTTCTCCATGAGAGCATTCACCAAAGAGTTGGTATCAGTCATTTGTTGATCGTTGTAGTACGTTTTAAGAACTTGCATTAAAGCCATGATTGTAAATTTTAAAGGTTAATTTTATTTATTGAAAAAGCGCTCCCAAATCTAAATTGTCAGAGTTAAACTCTCTGCTCTTACGTGCATACTTAGCTGCACTCTTAGCTTTTTGTTCGTTATTAACGATTCTCTCTCTCAGACTTTGAACACTCTTAGTTCTAGCCTTAGTTTCAATAACATCCTTGAGATTAAAACCATTAAATAACAAATAATCAATTGCAATCTTTGTATCTAACTCTGCCTTTTGATAATCTAAGTCCCTCTTGGTTTCCCCATTAGGACCTATAGGAGTTGAGATATAATTGAAGAATTCTGCTTTGCGCTTGTCTGGGATACGAATACCTGCAAATTCATTTTCAGATTCGATAGTTTCTGCTACCTTATTCCAAAACTCTTGCACCTGTCTTTGTTCCTCAGCTCTTATCTGCTTTTGTTCTTCAATCAATTGCTTTCTGTACTCATTCTGAGAATCTGCTAATGACTTCTTAGCTCTAAGAGCTTTGTCATATAACTTCCCAGTTTCCTCAAAGTCGTTTATACTTTCTTGAGCAAACTCGTCGTCGTGACCTTTTGCTTTAAAGTATTGAAACAAGATTGCTTTTTGACTTCTCCTATCATCTTGAGCAAGTTCAAATTCAGCAAAATCATTTTGAGGATTAAATGCTTCAAAGAAAGCTTTAGGGTCACCACCCGCAAGTACATAATCTAAATGCTGTTGTACTTCCGGGAATTGAGAAAATAACTGTTGGAGTTGATCCTCTGCAATATTCTGAGCAACGTCTTTTACAAAACTTGTAAGACCTTCAGTTGTCTCTTCATATTCATCATTTAACTCGTAACCTAGCGTTCCTGCAATTTCAGAAATGATTGATACAGAATTATCATCTTCTACATCTTCATCATCTTCTTCTTCCTCTTCCTCTTCGTCATCTTGTGGATCTGCTAGAGGATCATCTTCATCGTAGTCGCGGGGTTCGGTATCTATTTCTTCCTCCTCCTCATCAACTTCGTCAACATCATCATCGATATCTTCGACTTCTTCAGTTTCTTCTTGCATTTCTTGCAAGCCATCTCCGAGCATATCATCTAAGGAAATAGCGTCGAGATCTACTTGTGGGCCTGCTTGAGCTTTTGTGTTGGTTGTTTTTCTCATGATACAAAAATATTTTTATTTGGTTTAATTTGCAACATATTTTTAGTTTTTTAAAAACCTTTTATAATATCCCACTTTTGCTTATTTCTTGCGGGTTTTAGCTTTGATTTTAGCTTCCTGCTTTAGCATAGCTTGTGTTGGTTTCTTTCCAGAACCCTTATTAGCGCGGATATTATCCCAGAGTCCTCTTTGGCTATATGAGCCATCGGCTCTTTTGATCATTTGTTTTTTAGCCATTGTTTTTTATTTAGTTTTAAATACTTTTTTACACCTCCTTTTTTTAATCCTTCTCTTTGTTCAGGCTTAGCACCCTGCATTCCAATTGCTGCAGCGCCTCCAACTGCCCCAACTGCGGGTAGTGTATTAAATAATCGTGCTAATCCTTCCGGAGTTTGATATAGGTCAAAAAATCTATCATCTATAAGATCCCCAGCTAAAGTATTTTTAGTTCTAAGTTCACCTATCATTTGTGGTGTTACAATTTGGCCCGGCTGTAGATTTCCAAGATGTCTTAATTCTTGAATTCTTGCATATTGTTCAGTAGGATCAGCTAAATATCCTCTGTAATAATTATCATTATTCCACGAACGTGAATAACCTATTAAATCGGTAGTAGTATCTTCAGTTAAATCTCCTCTAAATATATTAGTCCATCTTTGCCCTGGAATTTCTGCTGTGGAGTTTTCTATGTAATCTATAAATTCTTTAGGTACTCTCCCATGAGATCCCTCATGTATTCCTATACTTATTGCTTGATTATAAAGATTGTTAGGATATAAATTTTTTGAGTTTTTTAAAAGTGTATATGGATTTAAAACATCTCTTCCAGCCAAATGTCTTAAAGTTGGGGATACTCTCTGATTCGGCAAATGTCTAAAAGATGCCCCATAAAAAGCTGTAGGATCTATAGATGATTCATGCAGTCTTAAAAAATCTTCTGAACTTAAAATTTCTAATGGGGGAGGTTGCTGGTTTATAAATGATCTAACAGATTGAGATGAATTTTCCATCATAATATTTTCTGGAATTAATGCATCAATTCTCCTTTTAGTTTCTGGATGAGAAAACCAATTAGTATTCCATGTATCTGCATCTTTTGCTGCATTTTGAACAATTCCTATTCCTTCCTCAAGTGATCTAATGCGATTTCCAAAAGATGGAATATTTGGGATATTTGGTGGTATTAATTCATCAATATTTTTTGTAACTACATCAGCTGCCACTCCTCTTCCAG